GTGCTTTGACATGCGTAGGGGAGCTAATACGAAGATTAGAGACTATAAAAAAGGTATGGTTGACCTTTATGCTTTTTATTGTTTGGAATACAATACAATAATATTTAAAATTTTTAAGGATGGCAAAAGAACAAAAATAACTTTTAAAGACTCTCTTATGAAAAATATAAATTCAAAAGAAAGTTTACATAATGCTCTTGATGAAATAAAAAATGGCTTTAATTAAATATAAATTCAAACCTGGTATTGATAGAGAAGGTACTTCTTATTCTAATGAAGGAGGTTGGTTTGATTGTAATTTAGTTAGATTTAGGATGGGACTACCTGAAAAATTTGGGGGTTGGGCTAAACTCATAGCTGAAACTTTTAAAGGTACTGCTAGATCAATATTTAATTGGATTGCTTTAGATGGCACAAGATATTTAGGTTTAGGGACTCATCTTAAATTTTATATACAATCAGGTGCTACTTTTAACGATATAACTCCTATAAGAAAAACAGTATCAGGTAGCGTTGGCTTTACAAAAGTGCTTAATGGTTCTAGCTCAATAAAAGTAACTGATTCTGGACATGGTGCCAATCCTGGAGACTTTGTAACTTATAGCGGAGCTAGTACCTTGGGCGGTAACATAACTGCTGCAGTTTTAAATCAAGAATATCAAATACAATCTATATCCACTACAAACGGTAATGAATATTTTATAAATGCAGTTGATACAAGTGGCAACGCTGTTACTGCTACTAATACTGATAACACTAGCGGAAGTGCAAATGCTGTTTATCAAATTGTGAGTGGACTTGATGTTTTTGTAGAAGGTACAGGTTGGGGTTCAGGTGCTTGGAGTGCTGGAGGTTGGGGCTCGTCTAGTCCTCTGTCATCTGCTAACCAATTAAGAATATGGTCGCAAGATAACTATGGAGAAGATTTAGTTATGGCTGTAAGAGGAGGCGGTATATTTAGGTGGGATGAGTCAACAGGTACAAACACAAGAGCTGTAGAGTTAAGTTCTATAACAGGTGCAAATTTAGTACCCACTAAAGCCATACAAGTATTGACTTCTGAAACCAATAGACATTTGATAGTGTTAGGCTCAGATCCTATAGAAGGAGGAGTTCGTTCAGGAGATTTAGATCCTATGTTGGTTGCTTTTTCTTCAGCAGAGGATTTATTAGATTTTGAGCCAAGAACAACTAATACCGCAGGTAGTGTAAGACTTTCATCAGGTTCTCAGATTGTTGGCGGAATAAAAGCTAGACAAGAAGTTGTTATTTTTACAGACACTTCAATTTATAGTATGACAAATATAGGGCCGCCTTTGGTTTTTGCTATAAACCTAATTGATGAAGCTGCTGGATTGATGGGGCCTAACGCTTGTGTAAATGGGCCAGAAGGTGTTTATTTTATGGGTAAAGATGCTTTTTATGTGTATAAAGGATCTGTAAGTGAGTTACCTTGTACTGTAAAAAATTATGTTTTTTCAGATTTTAATACAACTCAAGCTTTTAAAACTTTTGCTTTTACTAACAAACAACACTCTGAAATTGGTTGGTTTTATCCAAGCAGCTCTTCTCAAGAAAACGATAGGTATGTTATTTACAACTATCAAGAAGCGGTTTGGTATTATGGACAGCTTACAAGAACTTGTTGGCTAGATACTGGAGTTTCCGCATACCCACAAGCTACTGCAAATAATTATTTGTATCAACACGAAATTGGTTTTAATGATGACGGTAGCGAAATGCAAAATGTGTTTATTGAATCAGGAGATTTAGATATACAAGATGGTGAGAACTTTTCTTTTATAAAAAAATTAATACCTGATGTTAAATTCCTTACAACTGACTCTTCAACAAATGTAAATATAGAAACTAAAGTTAGAAACTTTCCTGGAGAAAGTCTTTCTTCTGTAGCAACTTCCACTATTGGCCCAACAACAAAACAATCTCATATAAGAGGTAGAGGAAGGCAAGTGGTTTTTAAAATTAAATCTAATGATGGTGATTCAGGAAATAATGGAGTTGGTTGGAGATTAGGAGATACAAGACTAGAGATACAGCCTGATGGTAGAAGATAATGTCTAGATTACTCAAAACAGCATTACCTTTTGCGTCTAATGAAGTTTCTCCACAACTTTATAATAGATTAGTAAGAATACTTGAATTAAATGTTGGAAGCTTTGATCCTGACAGGACACCACACTTTACACAAAATCAATTAAGCACTTTAGATTTTCAAGAAGGTGATGTAATATGGAACACAACTGTTGGCTCTTTACAAGCTTATATAGGCAACAGATTTGTTCAGTTAACAGAACCTACCGTAGCGGGTGCTGGTTTTGAACTGCTTGGCTCAGTAGGTGCGTTGAAAATAGACGTAAAACTTAGTGGCGGTATTAAAATAGAGTTGTAGCCCCACTATTGCTTATAATAAAATAACAAGATGAATGAACAAATAACTGGTCTTGCAAGTTTAGGGAGATACGAAGATAACAAAATAGCACACGTTGCTGATGGGGAAATGATTGTTCCACCATTAGCTATTTCTTTAGCTACAAAAAGGCAAATATTTAGAGATATGTTAAATCAGGGTATAAACCCTGCTAATTATATTGTCGGTAGTTCTATGGGTATTAATCCTAATTCAGGATTGCCAGAGTTCTTTTTAAAAAAACTTGTAAAAAAAATAATAAAACCAGTAAAAAAAGTAGTTAAATTTCAAACAGGATTAGTAAAAAAAGTAGTCAAAAGCAAAGCATTTAAAAAATTAGCACCTTACGCAGGAATTATTGCAGCTCCTTTTACAGGTGGATTATCTGCTGCTTTAATAGGGGGGTTAGGTGGTTTAGCTTCTGGTAAAGGGCTTAAAGGCGGTATCATGGGAGCTCTTGGAGGATTTGGTGCTAGTGCTGCTTTAGGAAAATTAGGACTTACAGCTTCTGCTATTAAAGGGGCTGGTGGATTAGGTTCTGCTTTAAAAGCTATTCCTGCTAAATTAGGATTAGGTAGTGGTGGTATTAAAGGTTTATTTGCAGGAAAAGGTGGTTTTAGTAGTCTTTTAGGAGGAGGTGGTGGCACAGGAGGAATAACAAGTTTATTTGGATCAAGCCAAAATCCTTTAATGACATTAGCAAAAAGTGCAATATCAGGAGGCTCTAACCCTTTAAAAACTCTTGCACTTAATAGATTGGGTAGTTCAAGTAACCCGTTATTAAGAATGGTTAGTAATGCTTATGGTCAACAAGTTAACGATCCTAATGATCCAGACGCAATAAATCGTGAGTACGATATTTATAATCAAAATATCATGAAACAATTTTACGACCAACAAATGAAAAATGCCGCTGCACTTGCAGTTCCAGCAGGAGCATTAAGTTATTACGCAGCAAAAAAAGAAGCTGACAATCCTTTACAAGACGTAAGAGACACCATGAGACCAGATTTAAGAATGGCTGATGTATATGGTCAGGGTGGTTTTGATTTAGGATTAAGAGGCTATGCTGAAGGCGGAGAAGTTTTAGATATGAGATTTGGTGGGGAATCTATTGGACCAGGAACAGGAACTTCTGACGACATACCAGCTATGTTATCTGATGGTGAGTTTGTCATGACTGCTTCTGCTAATAATGGGATTGGTGGTTATAAATTAACTAAAGAAAAGGATAGCCTAACTTTAATACCAAATGGTAAGCCAAGTAGAAAAAAAGGTGCACAGAATATGATGAACTTAATGAAAACTTTTGAAAAATATAATGAGGGTAAAGCATAATGAGTTACAGCATACCTACTCTTTCACCTGGACAAAAAGTTTCTGATGTTTTAGGAGATCCTTATACCCGAAGTTTATATTTTGGCACAAGCAATACTCCTGGTTTTATTAATCAATTACAACAAATTGCTAGAAAAAGATTTGCTGAACCTCTTCCTGAGTTAAAAATATCAGACCTTACAGATTTAGAACAAGCAGGATTAGACAGATTAAAAGGAGGTATTGGTGGGTATGAAAGATTTTTAACATCAGGAGAAGATCAATTAAGTGCAATAAGAGGGTTACAAGATCCTTTTGCTTTTAGACAATTTGAAAGTCCTTATCAACAAGCAGTTATTGATCAAGCTAGTGCAGATGCAGTAAGAGCTTTTGATATGTCTGAAAACCGTAGAAGATTTCAAGATTTAAGAACAGGTGGAGAATCTGCTTTTGGTTCAAGAGCTAGATTAGGTGCACAAGACAGAATGGAAGAATTTAGCAGAGGTTTAACAAAAGAACTTGCAGGTTTAAGACAAGCTGGTTATCAAGATTCTTTGCAAAGAGTTCAAGATCAAATTAACACAAGAAGAAATTTATTCGGAGACTTTAGAAATCTTGCAGGAGATACTCAAAGATTATCTACTTCAGGAATACAAAATCTTATGAGTATAGGAAGCACTCCTAGAAGAATAGATGACGCTAGAAACTTAGCAGCTTTCAATAGAGCAACTTTACAAAGAAATGATCCTTTAGCTGTAATGGCATCTTTGAGTCAAATTTTGCCAAATTATTCTCCATCTACAGCTACAGTAGATTCAGCTTATGGCAGAAGACCAAATCCTACAGCAGTAGGTTTAGGTAGTTTTTTAAATACTTTTTCTCAATTTATGCCTGACTTAAACACATTTGCTAGACAACCTATGGAGCCTAATGTTTATGGTCAAAATCCTAACAACCAGAGCAGTCAACAAAATAATCAACCACAAGATCAACAAACTACTACACAAAATCAACAAACTACTACACAAAATCAACAACCTATTGGAATTTATAATCCTCAACAGCAACAACAACCAAATCAGAATCCTATTTATTTTTAATGGCAATATTAGATAGAAATATGTTTCGACAAACTTCAGCAGTAAGTCCTGGTGTTACTGTTATTGGCGAAAGCGGAGGCGGAGTAAGGCCAGAAATAGATATTCCGCCACCTTCTGCTGAAATAACTATCCCTGGTTTTGAACAGCCAGAATTTGAGGTTAATCCTATTATAGATGACATACCTACAGAAACTCCTAATTTGACTACAGATTTTGGACTTGAGGAAAACCAAATCAAACTTTCTACTGGAGAAATTATTACACTTGATCCAACGTATTTATCAAATATAGTAAACAGCAATTCTTTCTTTAATTTAGATATTTATGGAATGTTAAATAGTCCTGATGTTCTTTTGGGTAGTAATGTAGAGAGAATAGTTGGTGAAGCTTTAGAAAATAGAGGCGGTTCAGGAACTTTATTTAGAAGTCCTATGGTGCCTTATAGAATGGCTAAAGATATGTTTGCTGAAGGTGGTGAAGAGCTTATGAACTTGTATCGAAGATTAGGATATATGGCACAAAATAATCCTGATTTTGTAGCAATTTACAATCCTGAAAAAGCTAAAGAATTAAGAAAAAAAATTGCTAGAAATAAAATTGATCCTTTTGAAAAAATTGATGATTTTTATGTATCACCTATAGCAGATGAAGATAAGAATCTTGGGGAGGCTTTGCAAAGTGGCTTCAGAAGTAAAGAATCTTTAGATGATTTGTATAGAGGTGCTCAATTACAAAGCGAAATAGATGATTTAGATGTCCCTTCTCAAACTCAAATGGAATCTGATGTAGCCGAAGAGTTACCTACAGAAGAAATAGCAGCTAACACTATTGAAACACAAGATAGCGTAGATGAGCTTCCTTCTGATATAGATACTCAAGCTGACTTAGAGCGAAGAATAAAAGAGGGTCAAGCACAAGCTGCATTAGATAAAGTGGATAGATCTACTTTAACTAAAAAAGAAAGAGAAGATAGGATTAAAGAGGATTTAGACGACACTACTTTTGAGTTGACTCAAGAACAAAGGAATCAATTTTTAGCTGACGAAGATAAATACATAAAAGATTTAGCTATTGCTGATACTTTTGGTGGTCAAAAATTAAAAGACTTTTTAGGCAGTATGGGTAAAAGATTAGTAACAACTGCATCATTTATGGGAATACCATTAGGTACAGCAGACTTTGTAGAAAGTGAAGAAGGAAAAAGAGCTACTGAAGCTAAACTAGAAGGTGAATTTGCTATAGAACAATTAAAACAAACTGGTGAAGATACTAGCGGAATAGAATTAAAAGCTACTAACTATCTTGCTTTGACAAAAAATATAAAAGAAAATGTTCCTTTTTTAGAAGGCAACATTCAATCTGTAAAATTGTTAGAAAAAGCTATTGATATTGTTAATAATAGTCCTAACGCTACAGGAGGATTAGGATTGTTTCAAAGTTATTTATCTGACATACAAAGTTTTTTTGGAAAAGATACTAAAAACTTTGAAAACTTACCTGCTTATAAACAAGTTGGAATTATAATTGAAAGTATTAGGCAGAAAAATTTACAAGCTGTTTTAGGAGAGTCAGGCAGAACTATATCGGATAGAGATAGAGACATTATAACAAGAGTTTTTGGTGATCAAAGACGGGGTATGGCTTCTAAAGCTGAAATACTA